CGCAGGACCTGCAGGGATTCCAGGAATTGGAACCCCTGTAATCGGTGATGGTGGGAATGGAGACATAGTTTGCAACGGAGCAACGAGTTTAGCACCAATACCCACAACAGTTCCCTGTAAATTGAGTAGTCCAGCGGATGTAAGTGAAACAACTGCTCCGTTCAATCCTACGGTCGCTGCTGTCATTGCAGCGGTTCCAGCAGCCAGAACATTAAATTGAGCACCTGCTTGAATACTTACTGCACCACCACCCCGAACTGCTACGAAACCACCAGCAGTCACAGAAATGTCAATACCAGCAGTCAGGGTAGTTCCAACCTCAGAGAGAATTGAGACTTCGCCACCTTGCAATGCAACTGCGCCCTCGCCAACCAAGAATACACCACCGTCTTCATCATCACCATTGCCAGTGATATACACACCTTTATTCGCAAGTTGATTAATATAGTTGCCTGCTTCTAAATTAATATTATCAGCCTTCACATTAAAGTCGCCGCCAACTGTGTAGTTTACACTACCAGCAATATTTGCATTCACGTCATTGTGGGCTTCAAGATTAACATGCCCAAAGACCTTCATGTTTACATTCGATTCAACTGTGAGATTTACACGACCTTTAATATAAACGTGATCGTCAGAGAAAATGATCTTATAATTATTCTTTACAATCTTTTCGACTTTAGTTCCAGAAGGATAGATTTCTTGAAAAGTTCCAGAGCGGTGAGCAATATGTACACGCTCAGAACCAGGAGTATCATCGAACTCCATCACGTGACCAGATTCAGTTTCCCAAACTTTATTAAATGGATATTCTGCATCATAAGCAGGATCAGGTTCTTTCCAAGTATCTGTCTCAGAAATTGGAACAGTGACATTTCCATTCTTTTTCGAAAGAAGAACTGTATCATCTACTTGTTCATTGCGAACAAGTGGACTGTTTGTTGGGAATCCAATTTGAAGCGCAGATGGGTTTCTTAGAGCCGCTAATTGCTCTTCATCCGTAACTTCCTCAATTGTGGCTCCAGTGCCATCTTGTTCATAAGCCACACCAAGTGGTCTTTTTGGAGATGCAGCAATCTCTGCTGGAGATCTAAGATCAGCAAAACCTTGATTCGGATCTGTCATTTCTTGCGGAATGCCAGGAACGATTCCCATCATTACTGGCTGTTGCGCATAAGATCCATCAATAAAGAAACCGAAAACATAATCGCCTTCTTTTGGCGTTGAGAATGTTTGATTGTTGACCGCATGAACTGGAAGAGCCCATGGAAGATCTGCAGATGGAATATCAGTTAAATTGGCACTATGAGTGCCAAATATTCTTACTTGACAGCGACCAAGTAGTAATGGATCATTGCGGTTTTCTACAACGCCAAACCACCATTGAAATCCATCTAAACCAATAAAATCTTTACGAAATTTACTCATGATGTTTTAGCAGATGTTAATAATTGAGAATCATCAGCAACAGCAGATGGGAATGGTTGCAATACAGAATCTTTACATAATTCAAGATAGCAGATATATTTATTGTTAACTATTCGATGTCTTACTGCCGTTACAAGAAATCTTCCTGCTTTGTATGGATCAACTTGCGTTTCTTCAACTTCATTGATTGGTTGAAGAAATGGAAAATCGACGTTTATAACTTGACCTGCTTCATATGAAGTATCACCAGCAATTGTTACATGCATTTTATAGTGATTCAATAAAGACAATTGATGCGCTCTTTGCAAAAGAATTTTATCAATTAATCCACCCTTAATATTTAAAAAGTATCTTTGATATGCAGAACCATCAATGAGCGTACTATTAAATCGATTTTTTGCATCATTCATTGGCAAAAATTGATTTAACAATGGAATTGGAGTTGTAATAACTGGATCTGAAGGAGTAACTTCATATTTTTGCTGCAGTAAATCCATCTTGATCATTGAAGATGAATATCCGCCTGTTGATAGTGTTTGAAGAACATTAAACAATTGTGAGATATTAAAATCGCTTATATAATTTCCCGCAGCTAAAGATTCTTCCTCACCTACCACATTTTGTGGACGCAAATAAATGGTTCGAGCATCATTTTGATTGAATAACGTTTCTAAACTTACAAATTTAAATCCCGATAAAGATTCATAACACAAAAATGCAGATGTGATATTGTTGTTAAACGAGAATGCACAAAGCATATTCATCGCTTCAAATGGTTTCATATTCGGAACGATAAAATCATCATGAGGAACTAGCGTCTTTTCAATAGTAATTCTTTCTGGGCTCACACCCAAATAATTTCCAAGTATGTCTGCCGCCACATCAGAATTGTAAAATCCTTTGTACGATTTTGAGATTCGAATTTGATGATCGAGCAAGAACTCCTCGGAACAGAAATCGATTCTATAAGTGATTGTAGAAAGATTGTTCTTTAAAGTAACATCAGAAATTTTATAAATTCTAAACGTTTTTTCGTAAGGGATTGATGTTTCTGTTTTAATAAAATTGATGTATAAAAATTCTGTTCCAGACAAACACAATCTAGACAATTGATTTGTAGCATCTTTTACAAGTAGATGCCCAGATATTGTTGTATTATAAATGCTTTCGTAGATACTGAAATCTTCAACAAGAAACTTAATGTCTTTGAGTTCTACTGTGCCGATTGCTGGGCTGACAATAGAGATCGAAACAATATCAAAAATTGTTGTTTCAACATTTGTAGCCATATTATGATCTCATCAATTTCTTTAATTCATTCTCAATCGTAGGAACAAAATTTGGTTTTATAATAATTATGTTTCGCTTCTCTTCATTTTGAGTGATTTCATGATCATAGTAAGAAACTGGAGCAACTGTTGTCTCGATTGTAAGTGTTGTTCCATCAACTAACGTATAACTATTTGAGTATGATGTATTTGTGTTTCTTGCGATAACTGTATTCGTGTTCCAGTTATAATCACTTGTTGTGACTTTATATTTCGTTGTCGTTTTTACAGAATCTGAGTTATTATATGATATTTCTGTTACTTGATAATAATTTGTCGTGTTGCTTGCCCAATTAAATCCATCATTGTTGTATGTGATGCCAACGACTTTGTGTGTAACGTTTGATGAAACACCAGTCACATTCGCAGCATTTGCAAACACTTGATTTGGGAATTTGATCGTAAGAGTTTTTGCAGTTCCATTATAAGCAACAACTGTTGCGGTACAATCGGCTTTATCGAGAGAACTTCCCTGATAAACTGTTTCACCAACTGTATAACTCACATTATATGTTTCGGATGGATTGAGCGAAAGGGTTACTGAACTGTACTTCTTAGAAATATAATCGTCTAATTGACGGGAGCCCAAAACCCAATCGTACTGAGGATCAGTTATATTGTTCGATAAAAGAATAATCCAATGTTTTTGAGGATCTTTATAAATCTTATTTGCAATATCTTCTGGTCGTTCACCATCTTTTACAGAATAATTATAAAAAATACTCGTATTATTAATAGTTTCCGAAAGAAAATTAACTTTTGCAATAATATTAGTAACAGCCTTTGGATTTGCAACTCCAAGAGATGTCGAATATAATATTTTTGGAAAATTGACAAAATATGGCATCTATTAGTATCCGTTCTGAATATCTGATTTCGTAAGAATTGTTGTTTCTGTAAACGTCAATTGTACACGTGTTTCAATAGGTTGAAAATCCTCGTAAGCAGCGAACATTCCCTGCGGAGCATAATCGACATCGATGTTGCTCAATACGCATTTAGCAATTCTCGGAAGTTTACTGTTTATATACGATGCACTTTCTGTCAATACAGCGAATTCAATTTCAAATTGCGAAGGTGGAATAAAATAGCGAGAATTTCTTTGTGTTGAATCTTCTGGCGTTTCAAAATTTGGAGCAGCATGATAGCGTAATGTTCGAACAATACTTTCTACTGTCGCTGCCTCTTTTCGATTTCTCGGAACAAATCTAAATGTAAACACAAACTCTCTATTTTTCGCACCTCTATATAAAACTTGAAGTTGCGGATTAAGAGCATAACCTTGATTATACAGTGCTAAATCAACAATGTTTTGTCCGAGCAATGAAATCGGTCCGACTCGAGCACCCTCTGCGAGTCTTGCCGCAATTTCAGTTCCACTTCCAAGAGCAATTGCGCCGAGATTTCCTAATGCGTCAGTAACTGAAACAGCGTCATAATCTTGACGATCAACGAAATTCATACCTTCTGGCATATACAAATTAATGTATGCGAGAGTATCTGTAGTCACTGCACCACTCTGAAGAAACCCACCTTCTAATCCTTCAGCAAAAGTTCCAGCAGCACCTAATTGAACGGCAGAGGTGGCAGCACCACCTAAAGCACCAGCAATTCCAGATAATTTAGTATTTTTTGAGAATTCAGAAATTACACTCAAAGCACCTGCAGCAAGTCCAGCAGCACCAACTGCTAATCCAGCCCTCAAATTAAACACATCTGCGTTGATTTTTCCTTCTTGGGATGCTTTATATGAATAGTCAAAAGAATTTGGGGTAATTACAGGAATAGCAGCATTGTCATTTACTTGTCGGAATACTGTAATTCTCATCGCATATTTTAATTGAGGGTCTCTGCCAAGATTCTCTGGATACGTCAATTTTGGAATTTCATCATTAACTTCCAATACAGCCAAAGGTCCGTCGCCATCATTTACAACCTCAATAACTCCCTCAAGAGAAGTTTGAGTTGCTGTTGCTGGTGCTAATGTACTTGGGATAGATTGTGAAACTGAAGTTGTATCGACGCTTAAAGGCTCAGCCATTAGAAGTTCCTATAAATAAATGATGGCTTACAGTGGCAAATTTAATCCTAAAAATACCAATAAATATTTAGGTGATCCGACGAACATCTGGTATAGATCGTTATGGGAACGCCGAGTAATGGTGCATTTGGATACCAACTCAAGTGTGATTGAGTGGTCGAACGAAGAAATTGTCATTCCATATTTATCGCCTGTGGATAATCGTTGGCATCGTTATTTCCCAGACTTTTTTGTGCGAATTCGAAATAAAAACAATGTTGTTGAGTCGATGATTTTAGAGGTGAAGCCAAAAAGCCAAGCAAAACCTCCTGTGAAAAAATCTAAGATAACTCGAAGATATATCACCGAAGTTATGAATTGGGGAGTAAATGAGGCTAAATGGAAAGCAGCAGTCGAGTATTGTAAAGATAGGAATTGGACTTTTAAGGTTATTACAGAAGAAGATATAGGAATATAATGCCATCATTATTTGATAAAATTAGTAAAGAAATGAACGCTGCTGGTATTCGCCCAAGATCAGATGCAGCGAGAAGTTGGCTTTTTGGTAAAATAAAACAACTTAAAATTCCCACAAATCGATCTAATCTTTTAAACGATGCATCGAGAGTCTCTCCGATGGCTTTTGTGGGAAGAATGTATTTCTATAATTACGATCCGAAATATAAAGAAGTTCTTCCAGTTTACGATAAATTTCCTCTCGTCATTCCGATGGAAACCTACTCTGATGGATTCTTAGGATTAAACCTTCATTATCTAGACCCATATAGCCGACTTGCGCTTCTAGACAGATTGCACGATTTTATAAACAACGATAAATATGACGAAACGACAAGATTTAGATTATCATATCGTTTATTGTCTAGTTCGAGAAGATTTAAATTAATTGAGCCTTGTATAAAAAGATATCTCTATCAGCACATTATGTCACCGATCATTTATATCGAACCAAGCCAATGGGAAACAGCGATTTTCTTACCAACAGAAAAGATGGTGTATAAAACGTAATGGCAGAACAAAGACCAATATCTCAGGCAATTGTTACAGATACCGTCGGATTGACTGCAGGTACACCTGAACAACAACAGGATTCGCTAAACGATTTTAATTCAACTGCTGGAGAAAATTTAGAAACTGTAAATGGGCTTGTAGAGGTTCCAATTACATCTGGCAGAGACAAATCTTTTACCAGCATATCTGGATTTCTTGCAAAAAATCAAGTCACTGGTTTCTCTAGATCTAATCGATTCTTAGTCAATTTTAACATTGAAAATCTCGCAATACTTCAAAATTTAACCTATGAAGATCTTGCAAACGTATTGAGTTTTAAATGCGAACAGGCAGAATTTCCTGGCAGAGAGTTTATGACGACGGATGCTCACATCTATGGACCGACTTATAAGTCGCCAAATATGAGTGCTTATGGTGATGTGAATTTAACTTTGCTTTGCGATAACAATTTAATTCAAAAACAATTCTTTCAATTGTGGATGACCATCATCAATAACGATGGTTCTTTTGATTTTAAAT